TAAAGCATTTGAATGCCCGTTGTTCCCAGTACTTCATTTCGAACTAATAAACTACCCGCAAGAAAAATATTATCATTTGCAGTGCTCGCCCATAATCCCGAATTGGATGAAAAACGCTGTCTTAAATAGCATGTCGTTATTCCGACAGAAGTTAGAACATCTAAAATATAAGGGGGACTTGTTGGAACTTTATCATTCCCTGTAATAGCTATTCGTTGAACGGTGACCGTACCTGTTCCACTTATGACAAAATCCCAGTTAGGTGCCAATTCAAATACTTGATTAACACCAGCCGTTACTGTGAAAACGGTTGTTTTTCCTTCGTTAATAAATACATTTGTAAATGTCGGATTAGATATTTGATTATTTAATCCCATTTGATTTTTAGTTGGATCATTGGCATTCGTTACGTTAGGCCAAGCTTCTCGACTGAATTGCTCAATTCCACCTTGATCAAAAACACGAACAAAATATAAATCAAGATTACCTTCTGAATCGTATGGATACCAATATATAACTTCATTATCATTGCCCGAATTTTGTACTGTTCCAATAGCACTTAATGTTATTTCAACGCCCATTGACGTATAGGTGTAGTTCGGCGGGGAACCTGATAATTGAAAAACTTCTTTAGGGACTGTCCTAGCTGAATCCCTAAAAAACTGCACTTTACCATTCGATAAAGGTAGCCCATCATCTTTATTGACATAATATTGTTCAATATCGCTTGAAACTACATACCTTTCGTCGAGTGCCATTATTTTATTCCTTGACCTTGTTTTTCAATCATTCTGTTAACAAGCCATTCACGAGCTTTAGGATTTGTCATTAACTTATTAAATCCTACTGATCCTAAATAAGCTCCAGCAGCGGTATGTGGTGCCATTCCTGCTGCAACGCCACCTAATAATAATTTGACATTTTTAGCGCCAGTTTGCGGGTTATACATTAAATTCAATGCTTTTTCGTTCATATTTCGTAAAGTTGAATAATTTTTTAATTTCATTTGAACTTCTTTATTTGGAAATAATGCCTGAAACTGTCTATCACCTAAATTTTCTATTAATGATGCTAATTTTTTAGGCTTAACTCGACCAAATTTATCAAGTGAACCCTTTAAATAATGATTACCTAACAATTTAGATTCTTCTGGTGAAACTAAACTATTAATTTTTTCGATTGTCTTATATTCATCAAACTTTTTGCTTAGTTTAACAATCTTAGCAACTAAGCTTTGAGCATCTTTTTTCTTTAAAATTTTATCAATATCTTCATCTAAAAAGGGTACATAATTTTCTATAAAGTTTTTATTAGCTTTTTCATGAGCTTCTTTTAATTCTTGGGAACCTTTGTTCTCTATTGAGCTTTCAACGTCATTGCGTAATGTTTTTGAAAGTTGTTTATATAATCCACCGGCCGCTTTATCGCTTGAATTAGTTGATTTTAATAATTGGCCACCTTTTTCATCTAAATCACGAGCAAGCATGGTTGATTCTGTTATTGTCGGTGAAACAATAATTCCCTTTCTCGTTAATTCATCGTTAGCTAATTGTTTAGGTTTCCCTTGAGAAACCATATCAGAACCTTTCTCTATACCGCTAACTTTATTAAATAAACTTTTAAATGCAGGATTAATTTTATAAAAAGCTGATCCTTTAATACCTGTTTTCAGTTCTGATGCTAATTTATTAAAATTTGTTAAATCAGGCGTAAATAATTCTTTATCAGCAATTTGATTTCTTTCAGTATAAATATCATTTTTAATCTGTCTATTTTTATAAAATGCATCCGTTAATGCCTTTTTTAAAGCGTAATTATTATCGCCTTGGATTCCTTCAGGTTCAGTTTGATCAATTATATTTGATCCTTCTTCTTTAATTTGATTTTTAATTTTACCTAATGTTGTATCAGCTCCGCTAAAAGGTACTTCACTTGTGACATTTTCAAATAATGTATTAAGTGTGGGTGATTCTATAATACGACCCAAAGGCGTATTTGTTCCTTGTGCTGCTTTTAAATTAGCTTTTAATTCTTCTGGAGAAAGATGTCCTTTGAATAAATTAGCAGGATCTAATGACTTTATTCCCTTTGTTCCTCCACGAATTGTTCCTTCACCAATTAATGTCATTAATGCTGCTTTCAATGGATCTTGATTTTGTCCTGTAGCATATGCAGAGGCAGATCCGGATCGTTTGACAAGTCCTTCTAATCCTTTTGCAGCGCCTCCAATCTTTGCATAAGGCAAAAGACTGCCAAGCGCTCTTAGTTCTTCATCGCCCTGCTTAGGCGCACCTAATAATGATTCTTCTAAACCAGATTCAGGAATTCTTAATTTTTTAATTAAATCTAATGGATTTTCTTTTAGTATAGAGGCTAATGATCCCTCTGGCAGTTTATTACCAATATCTTTTGAGGATAAATAACCTGCAACATTTGCTGGTATATTAGCTAAGCCTTCTAATCCTTTTCTAACACCACCGCCTACATTAAGGATAGGTCTAAGCATATCAGATGGATCAGTTATTTGTTTGGCTACATTTAAAGCATGAGAAGGTAAGTTAATCAATGAGCTTACTAAATCAGAAGGTAAAGAATTTAATGTTGATTTAATATCCTCTCCTATACCTGCCAGTCCCTGTTTTGTTTTAGACACATTAGTATCTGATTTATTGACATTAGGAAAATTTTTATAAATAGCACTCTTTACTTGATCATCAGACCAATTATCAGGATGTGACATCGCTTGTAATGAACCATCAGGCATACGAACTTGAATAGTAGCCATTATTCAAATTCTCCTGTACTTAGATTAAAGACACGTCCTGAATTCTGAGATGCATTAGAATCAGCTTTTTGTTGATATTCTTCTGGCGATCTTAATGCTGATTTATATGTACCTGTTTCATTCCTCAATGTTTTAATAAATGATTTATAATTTTCTAATGCAACTTTCGGATTGTTCTGCCAAGTTGCTGGATTCGTTAATTCTGCTAGTTTTTCTTGAATAGAAGGTTGAATTGAATCGCCATAAAATTGACGAACTTGTTTTGCCAAAATAATAGAATTTGTTAATGCTTTTTGATAATTGATGTATCTATCTGGCGCTTTTCCTAACGCACTAGAGAATTGATCGGCTTTTAATTGTGTCTGTCCAGATAAACCGCCATATTGAACTAAATGATCTGGATTAATTAAATTAATTGTTTTATCTATATTTGATGCAAATAAACTTCTATTTCTCGTTTGAGAATCAGAAATCGCTTTTTGTTTATTTAAATAAAGCTCATTTAACCGTTGCTCCTGATCATTAGGATCAAGAATTTGCTTTCTTCCTGTTCCTGGAACAAAACCCGCTTTTACATCTTCCATTTCTTGATCAATTTTTGCGACAGGTGTTGATACCCTTTTATCTGCTGTGTTTGTTAATTCACTTCTATAAGCATTTAAAGTTTGTGCTTTACTAATATCTGAATCATAGGCTTGTTTTGCATAATTATATTGAGGGCTCTTGTCCCCATATTGTTGTCTTATTCGATCTAACCACATCGCTTGCCCTATAGAACCAGGCGCTATTTGACCACCAAATGGCATTGATGCTTCACGTTGTAATTTTCCAATATTAGCTTGATCGAGAGCGCGTGCCAATTCAGCAGTTTTCATTTCTGACCCAAACTTTTGTGGCTCTTCTTGAACTAAAAGAGACTGCATAGAATTTGCCAATTTCTGCTTTTCTTCTTCTTGTGCCGTTTCATATGGCAATCTTCCAGCTTTATAACCGCTAGTTAAATTGTCCATAAGATCGCGCATCCAAGGCGTTCCTTGCGGTTCAATATTCGCATAATTAACTGGCTGAAATGGCATATCTATTCCTTAAAAAAAGCTGCTTGCAGCAGCAGCACCAGCAGGGCCGCCAAAATAGAAACCTCCAGCACCCGCGCCCATCTTCATTAGTGCAGAAAGCATATCGCTTCTGGATTTGTTTTGATTTGCTTGCCCCTGAAATGCAAGGCTTCCCTGTGTTCCGTACACATTTGATAAATCGCTGGTCAAGTTTTTGGTTGCATCATACCCAGTATCATACAAATGCTGTTCACCTTGTAATCCTGTATCTTCGATACCTAAAACATTTTTTAGCCATTGCTGCATATCATCGCCCATCAGTGAATCACTGATATGGGCTTCATTAGAAATATCATCCATACTGCCACGCATACCACCTGCTGCTGCCGAATTTCCGGCAGCTCTATTCATTTCATCTCGTTTTAACTGAAAGCTTTTAGACGGCGCGTATTTAGCCATAATCTGCTCAAGAAAACCTGCTGGATCGGAGGACATAGAATTATAAATAGGATTGAATCTATCGTATGCAGAATTTCCGCGTTGGATATAGGGATTATAGTTTTCTCTTTCCATGCCTGGAATTTTATTATAATAACCCATAGCTGCATCGGCAGGATTTTTATCATTTCCAAACATATCGCCAAATAATCCGGCGGCAGCTCCTCCACCAATTCCTTTTAAATAGTCAAAATCCATGCTCTTATTCCTTTAAGTGCTGGTAATTGTTTCTATTATACCCGTATCTGTTTTAACCTGTAACTTCTTTAAATCAGTATTAAACCACATCGTACCATTTGATACATTTGGCTGTAAGGCTGCTATTTGCGCCGTTGTTTTAGGAGGAGGCGCAATACCATCTAATACGGCTGTATTTCCATTTACTGTCGAACTAATTGTAGAACTAAATGCATCATTTAATAATGTTACAATATAGTTTAATACCTGAAAGGTTTGATCATTATATAAATGGCTATCGGGCGTTAATTTTCCCTCTTTATCTGTATAAGGCATATCAAAAAAAGCGGGCAATGATGGAATAGTCATCAATAGACCTCAGCCACGCCATTACCACAAACAAAACGTTGGAATCCCCAAAATCTTAATTGAACAGTGAACTCATTAGATCGGCCAAGTTTCCACCATCTTATTTGATTTCTATATTTTCCAACAGTATTTAAGTCTCTCCCTACAACATTACTAAAAGATTGATTGCCATTCTTTGAAAAAGACATATCAACGCGAGGAATATTATTGTTAATCGTAAATCTATTCCCTTGTGTCAACATTCTGCCGCCTTGTTGTGTCAAGATAAAACCACCTTCTTGGGTTAACAAAAACCCATCTTCAGCGTTTTCTGAATAAAATTTATTGACACCTTGCTCAATCCAAAAAGTAAACATTCTTATTCTAAAAATAGACGAATCTTGCTTTCTTATTGATTTACAAATGCGTATTCTTGGAATTTCTTCTCCATCCGATAAAGGGTCTACGCTATAATCGTAACTTATAAATGAACTATTCATTTCATAAATGCTGGCATCATTAATAGAAATAAAATAAGTTTTTTCATTAAAATAAACTACATTTCTTGCAGGATGATAGTTCATTTTTTCATCACGGATATCAAAAAAAAGACCCGTATTAAAATCATGGATAATAGTTAAATTATCTACCGGATTATAAAATGTTAGTTGAAAAAATAAATGTCCATCCTGTCTATAAAAAAACGCGGTTGATTGATCGGGGTGTTTTATTGTAGATAGAAGAAAGTCAATTCCATCTGTTGAAATTCTTTTTATTGAGCTTCCATCAGTTACCATTATACAAGGTGAATTATTTTCATTTTGAGATAACCAACAAACAGTTTCTTCGCTTGCAGCAAAGGTAGGTATAGATACGATACCACTATCAATATTAAAAGATTGAACACGACGGTAATTTTCAGCTCCACCTACCTGAGTCCAAACTTCACCAACCGTTGAACCTAACAATAATATGTTATTACCGCGTCCTGGCAATCGATGAACGATTAAAGCTACATCAGGCTTTGTCTGTAAGCTAAATTGTTTATTTAATTGAATAGTGGAATCTGTAGCTCTTTCAAAAGCATACCAGTTCTGTGAATTTTGACTTAATTTGGATGATCCAATCAAAAAGAAACTATTATGATAACAAACATAACTTGGAATAATAGGTTGACCTACAAAAGTTAATGTTTGTTTAGTGAAAGTTCCTGTTAAATAATTATATATATACGCGCTTTCTCCGTCGACGATACAAATTTGATTTGAAAGATTTTCATCTATTGATACATCTCCCGTGGTCGTATTAATCTGTCCTAAAAAAATAGGCGCTAGATTCGTATTTAATCGATAAACAGTAGATGATTCAACAGCAATAAGAAAATTTCCACGCACTGACTTAAATATTGCACGTCCTTGGCCTACTGGAAGAAGATTAAGACGTTTTTTGAATCCGGCATAGTTAACAAGCCATTCATCTGAAATAAACATATTATAAGTGCGTTCAGCACTTATTTTAGGATAGCGACCAAAAGTACTTGAACCCACTACATTCACAGGAACAGGCTCTATATTTTGTCTTGCACTCATAGCCATTAATAAAAATCCATTTAAAAAGTATGTTATTAACTAGGCTTAATCCATCCCTTGCCAAGATTAATGAATCCATAATTGAAACTTCCCCGCTTATGAAGCGTTGAAGATTTATTAATCTGTAAATCAAGTGTGCGAGATTTTTTATTAATCCATGCTTCATATTTACTTAATTGCTTCATAATGCTAAGCGGTGTATCCATTTCATATTCGGAACAAATACGATCTGCCAAAGCATAACGCAAATAAGTTCTATAAAACTGATCTATCGTTAGACTTAAATCTTGACCTAAAGAAACGGTAGATAGTCGAAATACTCCGTGTAGTTCCATTGGATAAGTTCTATCAGGTTTGAAATAAATATAGAGATTTCCACCACCGAATTGTCTTTCCCAGTACCATTCAAAAGGAAGTGTTTTAATGTTTTCTACACGACTTGATCCAAAATATTGATTACGTTTAGTGTATTTCATGGCATAACGCACTTGATCCAGATAGAAAACTAATGTATCTATCTGGGTCAAGTTTGGAATAGGGTAGACTTCCTGTCCTTCTACGAAATTACCCGTATAGGTGCTTTCGTAGGGTATCATTCCCTGATCAACATCTTTTTCGGTCAAAATATCATTTAGCCATAAAAGACCATCTGATATTTGACCGCCACTAACTGTTTCAAATTCACGTGATACGACTCCAGAGGAATAATACGATCCTGTAATAAGCTCTGTTGTCGTATAAGTCATTATTATTACCTTTAAATGGAAAGACTTTACAAATTAAAGAACATCAGTAAATCCACAAATTGTTAATGTTAATGCATCACTTGCCGCTACTCTATATCTGAAATTCATGCCTCCTGGAAAGCTAACAGTTGGTACTTGTAAAGTATCTATCTGTACTCCGGCAACTCCCGTTCCAAATCTAAGCATGGGTATTGAGGCGGCATTAGCCAATGCAAATTCTGCTGTATTCCCTGCTAAGGCAGCGGTATAAACAATCCCAATGAGTGCTTCTAATTCTTTTGTAGGAGCAGGATTTTCTAAATAGAGTGGAGGAACAAAACTAGAAGTTGATAAATCAACAGCACCTGCTGAAAATGCGCCCGCTGTTCCGCCTGTTAAAATAGTTAATGGCACTTCGTAATAATACTTTCGATATAAACCACCACCATATTGATAAAGTCTGGTATTAATAGCAGAGCTATCTGTTCTCGCCCAACCTATTCTGCGGAACATGTCATATCCCTTTGGTAAAACCGGACTATTAACACTAAGAGATATCAGGTAGCCAGTAGGCAAGTATTTTGTTGAATCTCCAATCACAAAAACCGCATAAAATTTACTAGCAACAAGGACGCCTGTGTCTAATCCATTTAAACCAACCCTACTCATTAATAAATTTGTTTCACCATTTCCGGATACTGTTAAATCATTTGTATTTGTGCTATCACGTGCCATACCAGGTGAAATACCTAATGAATTTGTACCTGATACAGTAATAGAAAATCCACTTACATAAAGTTCGCCAGCATTAACGATAGGGGTATTAGGCGTTGTCATTATTTATTCTCCAAATTATTCCATTAATTTTTAACTGTGAGAAAGAGGCCACCTAAACCGATGAAACAATTTCACCGGTTTATATTGACTATTAAACAGGCAATGCAATCATCATTGCATATTCATCAACTAATGTTTTTCCCCAGATAATGTCATGCACCATGCCGCGCTGATTTTGACCAAATAAAGAGCCATAATATTGACGCATCGAAGCGCCACTATTGGGATCAGTCATTGCAGACGTTGGATAAGGAACTTCCTCAGGTAATTTAGGCATTGCGAGGAACAAAGGATCACCTGCCATCAATAACCCACATCGATGATCTGGAAGCACAGTAACTTGCATACCTGCTACAATCGCAGTATTAATATTTTGGGTGTTTCCAGCCGTTGCTTGTAAAGGTGGATAAATATCAACGGTAACCTGAGAGCCGGCTGTAGAGGCTGCATTTGTAGTTGCTCTAAATTGTACTGGAGATTGGGAAACCTCATGGCCAATAAATGTGAGGAATCGCAGATTGGTAAAACTAGCCACACCATCACTGAATTGGAATTTATCGTACTGTTTAATTGAGTTAGCATCACTTGCAGCGGTAGTACCACTAAAAGTAATTTGAATAACGCCACCTGCCGCATTAGTTACAACGCTTACAACTGTTAAAGTTGCTCCAGCATTTCCTTCAGTACCAGCTAAATGGGTTTTAAGCAAATTTGACTGATACCATTCACAATTTGAAAAACGGCCAATTTCC